ACAGTTTGCACTCTATCCAAACAACAGAATGAGGATATATGATAATAGTATCACTCCTGAGACACCTAAGATTCCTGATTTTAAAGTATCAACCGTGTATTATCAGGTGGAGAATGGTCATGATCGTGATGGATTAGGTTCAGAAGAGAATTATTTCTGGAAAACAGCAAAAGAAAGAGCAGTTGATACAAATATTGGAGTAGGAAATACGGCAACAGGTACTGTCGAACTGAATATTGAACCAGAATTAGGATAAATGACCGAAATGGGCACTCATTTACTTGTAAATTTTTATGATGTATCGTTTGATCTCCTAAATCATCGTAAAAATTTGGAAAATTATATGATTTCATCCGTTCAGAATGAAAAAATGGAAATTTTGAACGTTTTTAGTCATTCTTTTCCAATTCAAGGTGTTACAGTGCTCATTTCTTTGGCAGAAAGTCATTTTTCTTGCCATACATGGCCAGAAAACGGAACCGCAGCGGTTGATATCTTCACATGTGGCAACTCTTATCCCATGAATATTGCAAATGACTTGATTTGGTACTTTAATACAGACGAATATACGATAAAATCAATTAGTCGTTAAATTTTTTGAAAAAAATCGATATAAATAATAAAAAAACTATGTTAAATGCCAGTAACAAGGATATTCAGATCCTATAAAGACATTAGTTTGTCTTTTAAACCACATCCGGTGACGAAAGATCTTCCTATTTTAAAAAATGAAAATGCAGTGCGAAGATCTGTGCGTAACATAGTGCAAACAATACCAACTGAGAAATTTTTCAACCCCATTTTTGGATCTGATGTCTATCAAAGTTTATTTGATTTTGTAGATTTTGGTACAGCAACAGTTATTGAAGATCAAATTTTAACTTCCATACGTAATTTTGAACCAAGAGTCGAAAATGTGGTAGTTGAAGTAGATCCAAGACCTGATGATAATAATTTTGAAGTAACTATTATATTTGATATTGTGGGTCAAGAATTTCCAACACAAGAATACACTTTCATACTAGAGGCAACTCGATAAAATGCCTTATAATAATTACGCAAATCTTGATTTTGAGCAAATTAAGACACAAATTAAAGATTATTTAAGATCCAATTCAAATTTTTCTGGATTTGATTTTGATGGATCTAATTTTTCAGTTCTTATTGATACACTTGCATATAATACTTATGTTACAGCATTTAATGCTAACATGATAGTGAATGAATCCTTTCTCGATTCTGCAACTTTAAGAGAGAACGTTGTTTCATTGGCTAGTAATATAGGATACACACCAAGATCAAAAACTGCTGCATTATCTCAAATCAGTTTTGATGTTAGAGTTCCAGATAATACAACGACTGTCACTCTAGAACCAGGTCTTGTATGTACAGGAGCATTAAATGAATCATCTTTTACATTTTCAACTGTTGATAGCATAACAGCAATAGTTAATGGTAATATTGCATCATTTAATAATGTTAATGTCTATCAAGGTGTTTACTTATCACAAATATTTTCATATGATGGATCATTAGATCAAAGATTTATATTAGATAATCAAAATATAGATTCTTCAACAATTAGAGTAACAATTAAGAAAAATGGAGATAGTGGGGACGGAATAAAATATAATTTAGCAACAGAATTAAATGACGTTACATCATTATCAAGAATATATTTTATAAGAGAAGTACAAGACGAAAGGTATGAACTAATTTTCGGTGATGGTATTTTTGGAAGAAAATTAGGTAACTCTACGGGTTCAAATCAGGAAGATGGTGATACAATAACAGTAAGATATTTAATTACAGATGGAGAAGATGGGAATGGTGTATCTAATTTTACTTTTTCCGGAACTCTTGTAAATCAAAATGGTGGAACTATCACCCCAGAATCATCAGTTATTATAACAACTAATCAATCCTCAATAAACGGATCAGAAATAGAACCTTTAAGCTCTATAAAATACTATTCACCATATGCATATTCCTCTCAGAATCGTGCAGTAACTGCAAGAGACTATGAATCATTAATAAAAAAAATATATCCCAATACAGAGTCTGTGGCGGTGATTGGAGGTGAGGAACTTGATCCACCAGAATTTGGAACAATAAACATAAGCATAAAACCAAAAAATGGAAGTTTTGTATCCGATTTTTCAAAACAATTAATATTATCTAAATTAAAAACATATTCAGTTTCTGGTATTAATCAAAAAATTATAGATTTAAAAGTTTTATATGTTGAAATAATTTCATCAGTTTATTACAATAATTCTTTAGTCTCAAGTTCATCTACTTTAAAAACTGCCGTAATTAATAATTTAAATGCATACTCAAACTCCATTGAATTAAATAAATTTGGTGGAAGATTTAAATATAGTAAAATTTTACAAGTAATTGATAAGACAGATACATCAATCACATCTAATATCACAAAGGTGGTTGTAAGAAGAGATTTACAAGCTACATTAAATCAATTTGCACAATATGAATTGTGTTTTGGAAATCAATTCCATGTTAATACTTCAGGATTTAATATTAAATCAACCGGATTTTTCATAAGTGGTGTGAGTTCGAAGGTGTATTTAACTGATGTCCCTAATAGTGATATGAGAACTGGTGTTATCTCTATTGTTAAAGAAAATACCTCAGGAAATACAGATGTATTTACTGTTGTTAAATCTTCGGCAGGTATTGTAGATTATATAAAAGGTGAGATAATACTAAACACAGTTAATATTGTGTCAACAGAAAAACGTGATAATATTATTGAGATTCAAGCTTTTCCAGAATCAAATGATGTTGTTGGACTAAAGGATTTATACGTATCTTTTAGTGTTGCAGATAGTTCCATAAATATGGTTAGAGATGTCATAGCATCAGGTGATGATGTCTCTGGTGTACAATTTGCCAGAGATTTTTACACATCTAGTTATTCAAACGGAAACTTAAAACGAATATAATATGATTGGTACTGGTATTAATACAAGGGTAAAAATACAGGATATTTTATCAAATCAACTTCCACAATTTATTTTGGATGAAAGTCCATTGACTGTTGATTTTTTAAACCAATATTATATTTCACAGGAACATCAGAGTGCTCCAGTCGATCTTGTAGATAATTTAGATCAATATTTAAATTTGGATAATTTAACTCCAAATGTAATTGAAAATTCCACAAATTTAACTGATATCACCACAATAGATGATAAAACAATTTTCGTTAATAGTACAAAAGGATTTCCAAATCAATATGGTTTATTAAAGATTGATGATGAGATAATCACTTACACTGGAATCACTACAAATAGTTTCACTGGTTGTGAACGTGGATTTAGTGGTATTACAAGTTATCATGCAGACCTTGAGAAGGAAAATTTAGTTTTTTCAACATCCACTGCATCTGAACACTCAACATCAACTTCTGTTGAGAATTTATCTGTTTTATTTTTAAAAGAATTTTATCAAAAAATAAAATCAACAATAACACCTGGTCTTCAAAAAACAAATTTTGCAAAAAATTTAAATGTTGGTAATTTCTTAAAGAATTCAAGATCATTATATCAATCAAAAGGAACAGACGAGTCTTTTAGAATATTATTCAGAGCATTATTTGATGTTGCTGTTAAGGTTATAAATTTAGAAGAATTTTTAATAAAACCATCATCGGCAAAGTATGTAAGGAGAGATGTTGCAATTGCAGAGGTGATATCAGGAAATCCATTGCTCCTCATGGGGCAATCATTATTTAAAAGTGATTTAAATGTAGATATCAATACATCTATTTCACAGGTTGAACCATTTACAAGAAATAATAAACAATATTTTAAATTTGAACTTTTTGTTGGTTTTGATAATGAATCTGAAATATCTAATGATTTTACTATAATACCTAATACAAAATGTCTTGAGACGGTATCGAAAGGTTCATCTGTTATTAGCGTAGACTCAACTGTTGGTTTTGCAACATCAGGAACATTAGTTTCTGGATCAAACACATTTTCTTATGGTAGCAAAACAATAAATCAATTTTTAGATTGTACAAATGTACCAACAATATCACCAACTGATAATATCAGATCCAGTGAAGTATATTATTCTTATGAAGATGGGGATTTAACTAAAAAAGTAGAACTAAGATTTACGGGTGTTTTAAATGAATATGAAAATATAACATCACTAGATGTAGAAGAAAATGATGAGTTATTTGTCAAAAATGTTGGTGATAAAATATTCAATCCTACAGTAAAAAATTATAAACAAACATTTGCAAATTCTTGGATTTATAATACTAGTTCAACTTATGAAATAAAAGAATTTACTAATAGTTCTACTGTAACATTGTTTAGTGAAATTGATAAATCTAGTCTGAAAGAGGGAGATAAAATTGAGTTATTGAAAACTGGAACAAATGAAGTTGTATATCCACTAGATGATGATGACACTCCTTATGTGAATAGAATTGATGAAGACAAAATTACTGTAAGTTTAGAAAGATTTGATTTTACAAGGGTAGATGGGGAAAATTACAAAATACGCAGAAAACTCAATAAGGCATTTTCTGATATAAATGCTGCACAAATATTTTATGGAAATAATAACATTATATCAGATGTTCAAAATTTATATGTCGATGAAGGTGATAATTTTGCATATGTAACATCAAATTCATTACCATCTTACAATGAGACTTTAATCACAAAAAAATTCCCTTTCACAGAATTAATAGAAACACCAATAAATGAAAAAACATTAAGAATTGGATTAAATACTGAGGGTAAAGTAAGTGATAAGAACGATTTAGAAAAATTTTCAACTATTACATTCGAAGAAGATGTTAGTTTCTTAACAGGAACAGAAGTATTTTATCAACCGAGTGATGAACCTTTAGTCGGACTTGAAACAGGTTCATACTTTATAAAAAATAAAATTGATGGTGACAGTAAAAAAATAAAATTATACAATTCAAGATCTAGCATACCAAGTGATTCTTTTATATCTTTTGTACCACCAGTTGGAATTTCTACTCACGTTTTTACTTTAATTGATCATAAAGAAAAATTAATTACACCACAAAAATTATTAAAAAAATTCCCATTAAAGCAAGATTTATCAACTGGAATAGGTGAAACTACTAAACCTGGTCAAACAGGAATGTTAATCAATGGAGTTGAAATAACAAATTATAAGTCGGATGATAAAATATATTTTGGACCTTTAAATTCAACCTCTGTTTTAAGTGGTGGTGATAATTTTGATGTTGTTAATGAACCAAAATTTACGGTTTCGACTGGAACGGGAACAACTGCTTTAGTTCAACCAGTTATAAATGGATCTGTCAAAAAGGTTTTTGTAGATCCTCAAGAATTTGATATAAATTCAATTATTTCAATAGGGGTAACCGGTGGTAATGGTTCAAATTGTTTGTTAGAACCGGTTATCGTTAAAAGATTTAGGAGTGTTATTTTTGACTCCAGAACCACATTAACTGGTGGTGGTATTAATACTTCAATCAATACAATAACATTTTTAAAAGAACATGGATTTGTTGATGGTCAAGAAATTGTATATGATAATCAAAATAGCACTTCTGTGTCTACTGCATCAACTACTTTATTTGATGGTTCAGTTTATTTTGCGTCAGTCCTTAATAATAAAACAATAAGATTATATAATACTTTTGAAGATCAAAGAACAAACACAAATCCAATTAATCTCATAAGTGGTGGTGGTGGGATCCAGAAATTTAGATCTAATACATCAAAAAATAATTTATCAGAAGTAATAGTCATAAACTCTGGTGAAAATTATAGAAATAAAAAATTACTCGTAAAACCGATTGGAATATTAACTAATTTTAATACAATTCAATTCACAAATCATGGATTTGAGACTGGTGATGTAGTTCAATATTCTAATGTTGTTGGATTAGGGACAACTCAACCTCAATTCATTTCTGGATTAAGCACTGAAAAAGACTATTTTGTTAATAGAATTGATAATAATAAATTTCAATTATATGATGCAGGTATTGGTGCGACTGATACCTCTAATTTTGAAAGAGGAGATATTGTTGAAATATCATCAACTGGAACAGGATTTCAACAATTTAGTTATCCAAAAATAAGGGCATTTGTTAATTTCACATCAGTTGGTCTAGGTACAACTTCATTACAAACAGTTGAATTAACTCCTGTGGTTAAAGGTTCGTTAACAAATTTATATCTATATGAAAACGGAACCGGATATGGATCAACTATATTAAATTATCATAAAAAACCCAACATTTCAATAAAAAATGGAAAAGATTCTGCATTAAAATTAAATATCATCAATGGTCAAGTAGATTCTGTCAGTATTGATTATGGTGGAACTGAATATTTTTCAACTCCTGATCTTATTGTTAATGATACAAATGGAACAGGAGCAGAATTAAGACCTATCATAATAAATCAAAAAATAACTGATGTAGTTGTTATTAATCCTGGTTTAGGGTATTCAACTGATGCTACAGTTACTATTAAACCATCAGGTTCTGATTTTATTTTTGATACAAATGTTAGACCTTTAACATTAAACAAAAATTTTGGAGATACGAGAAAATTATTATCTAAAGGTTCTGGCAAATTAAAATACACTGTCTGCGGATATAGCACTGTAACATTTAATGATGGAGGTGATAAAGCATCACCTATTATAGGTTGGGCTTATGATGGCAATCCAATTTATGGTCCATATGGTAGGGAAGCAGATAAAAGTGGTTCAGTAAAATTATTAACATCTAGTTATATTGTTGATACAAACTATCTTGATAGACCAAGTTTATCAGTTTTTCCATCAGAATTTTTTGTTGAAGATTTCAAATTTGACAATAGTGGAGATTTAGATTTATTTAATGGTAGATATGAAGTAAATGATGATTTTCCAAATGGTGTATATGCCTATCATGTAGGTGTTGAAATTTCAGGTAAACCTAAATTTCCATATTTTATTGGTGATAAATTTCAATCAAAAACAATTGAAAGTAATTTTACAGAATTTGATCAATCATTTGATTTCAATTCTTCTGGATTTAGAAGAAATACATTCCCTTATAAAGTATCAGATCCTTTTGCGGATAATGATTTTTTAGTTGAAACAAATGAGATAACTCAACAAAAAAGTATAGTAGAATCTGTATCATCAGGGACAATAGAAAATATCAAAGTTGTTAATTCGGGACAAAATTATAAGGTTAATGATAATTTAATCTTTGATAATACAAAAACTAGTGGTGATGGATTAACTGTAAGAGTATCAAAATTAAAGGGTAAAGATGTTACAAATCTTGACACCACTGTTGATTTAATTAATGATGTTGTCTTGATTTGGAATCAAGATCAAATAATTATTGATACTGGTGTTCCACATAATTTAAATAATAAAGACGCAGTAGTTTTATCAGGATTATCAACAGATGTTATTGATATTGATCAATTTAACATTATTGGAGTATCTTCTTTCACATCAAAAAACATTTCAACTATTAATTCAACTGTAACCGTAGGTTTGACAACTGAAATTAATGTTTCTAATATCCCTTCAAATGTATCAATTGGAGGAAGTATAATAGTTGGAATCGAAACAATGAAAATTTTGAATGTTTTCGATAACAATGTTTTAAGAATAAAGAGATCTGTGACAGGAACGTCTCATTCAGCTACTTCGCCAATTATTTTTCTACCAAATACTTTTAAAATAAGTAAAAAACTATCATCTTTTGATTCTAAGAAAAATAGTAAAGTATTCTTTAATCCAACTAAATCTGTTGGAGTTGGCACCACACCAGGATTAAACCATGAGACCTCTTTTGTATTTTTAGATAAAACGATTACAAGAAATATACCTACACAAAAAATATTAATAACTAATCATCCTTTCTTTAATAATCAAAAAATAAATTTATCAATTCCATCTGGTAAATCTCAAATTTCTGTATCAACAACACCAACATCCTCTATTTTTAATTTACCAACAACTAATTTACATGTTGTTAATAGTGGAAAAGATTTAATAGGATTAAAAACGGGAATTGGTGCAACGTTTAGTGAATTGTTTTTTAGATCTGTATCTAGTGGTAATAATAGTGACGAATACCTATTTGAAAGTGATTTCAATCAAATTACAGGAAATATTAGTAAGTTTAACACAAAGGTAACCTTAAGCACTTCACACACATTGTCATTAAATGATGAAATTTCATTAAATGTTAAACCTACTTTAAACGTGGGTATTGGAACTTTTTCATCAGTTAATGTAAAACGTGATTTGGAAACTGGATATTTATTATTTGATCAAATAGGATTAAATTCTACAGGTATCAATACAATTACTAATACCTTAACAGTGCAGTCTCATAATTTAAATACTGGAGATAAAGTAAAGTATGACTCTAATTTAGCACCACAAGGTCTTGTCAATAAAGAATATTTTGTTTTTAAAGTTAATGATAATGATTTTAAACTCACTGAAAGTTACTTAGATTCTCAAAGCAAACCTCCTGTAGTAGTTGGATTAGGTTCAACTGGTGGATCTGTACAAACATTATCTAAAATAAATCCACGTATTGATGTAGTAAAAAATAATAATATTGTTTTTGATCTATCAGATTCTTCACTTAATGATTATAATTTTAAAGTATATTTTGACAGTCAGTTTGACAATGAGTTTGTATCAATAGGATCATCAAATAAATTTAATGTGGTTCAGGTGGGAACATCATTAACCATTGGATTTTCTACTTCATTACCTTCAAAATTATATTATAATTTAGAAAAATCTGGGTTTATCAGTACGGTGGATTCAGATGTGATTGATAACAATGAAATTAATTATGTAAACAGTAATTACACTGGAGAGTATAAAGTATCATCTATTGGATCAACTACATTTAACATATTTTTAAACAAAAACCCAGAAAGATTATCCTACAATACAAATAATTTTAATGAAAATATAATTTCTAAATCAAAATCAATTACTTATAAAACAACCTCTACCTCCTCTCAAGACGGTATAGGGGACGTTCAATTAATATCAGGAGGAACAGGATATAAAAAACTTCCTGTGCTATCTGGATCGTCCTCTACGGTTGCCTCAGATGCGACTGTTGATCTACTATCTAATTCGATAGGTAACATAAAAG